GGTATTCAGCCTACTATAAACTCAACAAGCACTAGATTTGATCCTGGCTATGTTGATTATGTGCGACCAGCACCAGGCGCTAGCGACACGTTTACGGCGGGCGGTGTTTTTGAGAATTCGTTTATATTTACTCTAGACGATATCAGTGGATCCGCTGGAGTGTATAGTTCGGGCTCGTCAGGTACTTCAACTGCTGCTAACAAATCACTTAATGCAGCGAACGACACCTTTACTTCGGTGCTTGATAATGGCTTCAATAGATTTACTATGCCACTTTGGGGCGGCCATGATGGAGTTGACATTGGTGAACAAGAGCCATTTAATAATGTTGCAATCGGAGCAGAATCGACAGAAGATAGTAGTTATGCTTATTACACTGTTAAAAGAGCTATTGACACCGTGGCAGACCCTGAGGTTGTAGAGGCAAACATTATTAGTGCGCCAGGCATTACACAGCCGATTATTACAGACCAGATTCTTTCTGTCGCAGAAAACCGTGCTGATTGCCTCGCCGTTATTGATATCGAAAACGTTTACACTCCCAAAACTGAGAGTACTCAATCTTACAAAGATAGGCTTGGTACTGTGGCTTCGGCTGTATCTTCTCTGGAAAATAGAAGAATCAATACTAGCTACGGCTGCACGTTCTACCCATGGGTTAGGATTAGAGATGATATTTCTAATGCATCCTTGTGGGCTCCCCCGTCTGTCACAGCAATCGGAACCTTCGCATCGTCAGAAGCACGCTCAGAGTTGTGGTTCGCGCCAGCGGGTTTCACACGAGGAGGTCTTAGTACGGGTGCTGGCGGGTTCCCAGTACTTTCAACAACGGAAAGGTTGCGTAGGGAAGACAGGGATGACCTGTATGAGGTAAATATTAATCCAATTGCTACATTCCCGAGTGAAGGCATTGTTATTTTTGGACAAAAGACTCTGCAAGTTACGCCATCTGCGCTTGATAGGATTAATGTTCGTAGGCTCCTAATATTCCTGAAGAAGAGAATTTCTAGAATTGCTGCTGGTATTTTGTTCGACCAGAATGTCAAGACTACTTGGTTGCGCTTTAAAACAGAAGCAGACAAATTCCTTGGTTCAGTCCAATCTGGTCTCGGCCTCACAGAATTCCGTGTTGTCTTAGATGAAACAACCACCACTCCTGACTTGGTCGATAGAAATATTTTATATGCTAAGATATTCCTTAAGCCAGCCAGGGCGATTGAATTTATCGCGATTGATTTTGTTATTACAAGAACAGGTGCGTCTTTTGACGACTAATTTTAAATCGGGACTAGTTACTAATAGTTTGAAAGGAGAACAGTAAAAATGTCAAGTACAGCAGGATTTTGGACCTCAGCAGCGGTTTCACCCAAAAGAAAATTTAGATTCCTAGTTCGTATTGGGTCCATGCCTAACGGTGCTACGTGGTACGCTAAATCAGTAGACAAGCCTGCTGTGACAGTTGGGACTACCGATCACAAATTCTTAAATCACACTTTTTACTATCCTGGTAATGTTATGTGGAATGAGATCACCGTTGAGTTGGTTGACCCTGTCAGTCCGGATGCATCAATTAACTTGTCCAGAATTCTTTTCGACTCTGGCTACGTCCCTCCAACAGATGTCAACAGCACAACGACCATTTCTAAAAGTGAAGCGGTTGATGCCGTTCAATCGGTTGTCATTGAACAAATTGATTCTAACGGAGATCCACTTGAGAGATGGACTTTGACAAATCCTTTTGTTACAAGCGTTGACTATGGTGGGAAGCTTTCCTATGGTGAAGAGGGATTAGCTACCGTGTCGGTTAAGTTTCGTTATGATTGGGCCTCAATCGAAACCTTCCTGCCTGGTACGGCTGGAAGTGGAGCTAACAAAGCAGATCCAGGCCCAGGCTCAGAGAATCCTGCCCCCGGCCTTAACAAATATTGGGGCCCCGGTCAGAGCTATTAATTAACTAGAGGTGTTATTTGGCTAGAAGAAATAATAAGAGCAGAACGGCTGCCCCATCTGTGGAGCCGCCTGCCCCAAGAAGCAGTGGTGCTTTAAACTTTACAAGACCCACAGAGTTTGTGCAGCTACCCACAAAAGGTAGATTTTATCCCGAGGGTCACCCTCTTCATCTCGTTACCGAGGTGGAGATTAACTATATGTCCGCCAAAGAAGAGGACATTTTAACTTCACAGGCACTTATCAGTCGTGGTATCGTCATAGAGAGATTTATTCAAAGTGTCCTAGTTGACCAAACGATAGATGTTAACTCGTTGTATCCCGGCGATAAGAACGCTATCTTAATCGCTGCTAGGGCCACAGGCTACGGGCCAGAGTATGATACGATGGTGGTTTGCCCAGCGTGTAATCATAGGCATGAACATAGTATAGACTTGATAAATCTTCCAATTAAAGAGGCACCTGATGATATCAGCCTCAGCGCTGAGGGTACTTTCTCTGTGCAATTGCCCGTGACTAAGTTCATGGCAGAACTTAAAATCCTAACCGCCACCGAACAGAGGTATCTTGAAAACAATAAGCAGACCAATAGAAAAAATAATTTACCAGAGTCAAATAGAACAGACTTTTTAAAAATGGTAGTTGTTTCTATTAACTCTATTAGAGATAGACTAGAAATAGAACAGTTCATAGACAATATGCCAGCATTGGATTCTATCACAATTAGAAAAACGTATGATGACGTAGAACCCTCACTGTTGATGGACCAGGAAACAGAGTGTCCTAAATGCAAACATGTGGTGGTCCGGGAGGTGCCACTAGGCATCACCTTTCTTTGGCCTAACTGACGACTACATAGAGAGCATGTATGAAGAATTCTTCTTTTTGTCGTACTATGGCAAGATGTCTTACGTTGAAGCTTATAACTTACCTATAGCTATACGTAAATGGTTTGTAAGGAGACTGATAAAGCAGAAAGAAGTAGAGTTAGGGCGTGATTAAAATATCGTTCTCCTAACTACTTATAGGGAGAGGGCCTTGTTGTGAGTCAGAACTTAAAAGAGATACTAGCTGATCTAAACATTCCTTTGGAGGAAAAGGAGAAGATTCAGAACCTTTTTAATAAAGGGTCTGCGGGCATAGATACGTTTGCTGAGGCGATTAGAAATGCTGCCAAGGCAGGTGGAACCCTATCGGAAAGGATAAACATCCTGAAAGAAGGGATTGCGGACTCCC